GCTAGACATTAAACCATTAGCACTTGTCGTTGCTACTGCCGTTGTTGTTGCGTTTTGTCCATCCGCACCATCAGCACCATCCGCACCATCAGCACCATCAGCACCAGCCAGACCTTGAGGCCCTTGCGCTCCCGTAGCTCCCGTGGCTCCCGTAGCTCCCGTGGCTCCCGTGGCACCAGCCGGTATGCCAAAAGTAAATGTATTACTATTTGAGTTGTAACCTACTGTAGCTCCGGTGCCAGCATTACGATTTGCTACTGTGATACTTGCTAAATCTAGGCGCGGTATCGCAGTTAGAGAACCATCTATAGAAAACCCAATACCTTTATTTCCACGGTTTGCTATAGTTGGCAGCTCCATATCTGTAGATGTTAGTGAGGTTGAAAAGTTCTCTTCTATGGGAACATGAATGCTTCGCAAAAACGCATCTCGCCTATCTGCTAACTGCATCGTAATGGTATCAAAATCACTTTCAAGTGAAGTAGCAGTAATCGTTCCCCCGGCTGTGTATACGGATGTACGAGCCAACGGTATATCTGAGAATATCGTAAGCACACTTCCGTTTGCTGGTCTATTTGAGTCTGTCGCTAACTTTACCCGAAATGTGCCATCAGTATTTAAACCTAAATCACCGTTATTATCTACAATGGTGTAATGAGTGCCTTCGGTTATTTGAGTCCCATCATCTAAAACTTTTACATCTGATGACTGATTGATTTGAAAACTAACTGATATCGTCGCAGTGCTTGACGTAACAATAAACCGCAAACGTCTAATCTGTTCATTTACTGAGAATGTAGCCATGTATCAATCCTTACTTATTATACTTGTACGTTTATTGTGACATTTCAATTAATGAATCGTTGAATTTTTGAGCTTGGTCTAACTGTTGTTTAGTTGGGTCAAATAACATAGAAGGGTTTCGGCCCTGAGATTCTTCATACGCATCTCGTTGTTGTACCAAAGCTCTAAGCTCCGGGTATTCTAACAACATAAGCTGTTTAGCTATTCCTCTATATTTAGCATCCACATTTCTTAAAGCTTTTATTTTTATACTTTTATTAGGTAATTCTTTATACAACTCGTTGTTAATAGTAGATTCAAATTCTTCTAATGCTTGTGGTATTACAAACCCTTCGGCAATATTTTTTACCAAGTCGCTTGCCATAGGATTGTTGTAGAGCTGTACATACCTATCGTACTGCTCCCCGGTTAAAACAAGCTTAGATTCACCCATCGAGCGAGGTAGGTTGTAGAAGCCAAGGCCAAGCTCTTCTAGCTCCTCGTTAACAACATTTTTTTGAGGTTTATTAATTACTCTAAAAGGACTGAATGTTGTCCAAATCGGAGCATTTCTCATACCTTCTTCATCTTCGGTACTATATACTTGCATTTGTGGCTCATACCACCGATTGCGTCTTATAGGTAATTTATCGGAAAGACCGGGAATACGACTCATAGCGTATTCTAATGCTTCATAAACGCCTCTTATCTCAGGCTGTAAGCCAACACCCGGCACATATCCAAACCGCTCCTCTGGCATCACTGAACGCTTATAAGGGTCCATGTATCTTTCTAATGTAGCCGTGAGAGACTGAGGACCAAGACCAGCCGTTCCAACAGCTTGCCCAATGACTAGTCCGTAGTTTGTCACTTGTCTTGCCAATGCCTCCCTTACTTTCAGTACTTTAGTTTCGCCTGAGAAAGCCCCACCAGCTACATCATGCATCTCGCCCAAGAATTGAACCATTGGATGAGATTCACCGATATACTTCATGGTAGCTAAACCCACATTTAGAACAAGGTCATCTGCCATCCCGTCATCATCGACATATTGCAGAGTATGAGCCGTATCCGCTGCCATAGCTAACACACCCGAAACAGGGTCATACCGAGAATACCCGGTATATACCCATGAGCCGTCTTCTTGTCTTATGCCGATAGAATAGGGTTCATGCGTCTCAAGCCAATTAGCACGTTCTTTTGGATTGGTAGGACCATAACCGGTAATAACAAAATCATCGTCAATACTACCACTTGCCAATGCCATAGTAATAGCACCAAACCCAGTGCCTGTTGTTATTCTAGTAAAAGCCTCGCGTCTTTGTTGCGGTGACCCTTTGATAATTTTATCTACCAAAACATCAGGCAAAGCCAGACCAAGAGGTGTACGCTCAGTTATTCTTCTAAATACGTTTATTGGTGTTTTATAGAAAGGAGCAAATATTTTTGTAATTGGGTGAGAGAAAAAGCCACTCATCCCGGCAGCGTAGGACGGCAAGTCATCTTGAAATGTACCCATTCGGGCAAACTCACTAGCTTCCTCAAACGCAGATTCCGAATGCAATACCTCAAGATATTGACTTTCACTCCTTGCTTTTGCTTCAGCTTTAGTAGCGCCATCTTTAATAGCTGCTCGGTAAGCATCAGTTTTAGCTCTGGTTGCAAGGGCTTCTAGTTGCATACCGCGCAGACCAGCTTTTTGAAACTCGTCTATTGCCATCATAGGTCTAAAGCCTAGCATTCTCAACATAACACCAGCACCATCAAAAAACATAGCAGCCGAACTTTCCATAGCTCCGCCACCTTCTTCAGCACTACGAAGCCCAGCACCTTGCCTAGATACTGCTCTCATTTCCGTGTCTAGTTTACTTGTTTGGTCTGCGATTGGTCGCTCTGTTTTACCAGCTACATACATAGCTCGGAGCGCCTGTGGTAAATATTTAAAATGAGCTTTGAGCATCGCAAAAGCTTCTTGGGGTCTACCCTCTAAGAACCGTTCTATAATCAATGTTTCAGCCATTACCACGTTACCGACAGTGTTAAAGCCATGTGTGATTGGGTTAGAGAGTAGGGCGGATTGATAAATCTCTGTTAGCATATCAGCACCCCGACGCATAATACTACGTCTGGCAAACCGATGCCTCGTACCATCTGCCGGGAGATTCTTATAATCATTCATAAACAGGATACCAGCTTCTCTGCCACCGTAAGCAGCTAAGAAGTCAACTGCATTTTCTTCGGTGACTTGAGCAGATGGACCCACAGTGCCTTCGCTCGTCTCAAGAAGGGTACGCATTCTATCCATTCTGGACTTGGATGGTGCTGCAATAATCTTGTTTACAGCCAAGCCTCTGCCGTAAGACTCTTGTATTCCTACGAGCTGTATAGAGCTATATCCTTCTAATGATATGGCTTGTAACGCTCTTGCTATAGCCTCATCAGAACCGGATTCTTCTGCAAGCTTTATGAGACGGTTAGCCTCCATCTGTAGTGACAAAACCACATTACGTGCCGCTAATAATTCAGCATCGTTGAATAATCTGTCTGATGGGTTTCGTTTCATCAGGTCCAGAAAGATATCAACAGAACTTATTTTCTGAGCATCTTTGATAACTTGTTGAAAACCTCGCTCACCTTTGCGTAGTATCTTCTTGCCATCACTCGCAATTGTATCTTTATACTTTTCATAAACGGCTTGAATTGTGTTACGTAATTGTATTTCACCTTCTTCAGTGGCATTTTTAAGTGTCTGTCCTTCTTTAGCTAGTAATGGAGTGAGAGATATTCTATCCAGATTTGGCAAGATAATATCTATATCATCTTCTAAACTGTCCGTATCATCCCGGTATTTATTTAATTCTGCTAATTCATCTTGGCTTGCTCTCCTGACAAAAATGTTCCCAGCTTCATCCTGTTGCACCAAAGGCTGTTCGTTTGATGCGGCACTCTCAGAAGCCGGGAAGTTAGGAGAATCTTGATTTGTTTTTGGTGTTGGTTTTTTTGTTACATCCGGTGTTTCACCAAATGCAGACTTAAACAAATCCCCAATAAAGTTAGCCCCTTCGCTTATTCGACCGGCAACTTGTATAGGTTGCGGCTCATCCGGGTTAGGCATGATTGGTATTTGTTGCTCTTGTTGAAGAGGAGACATTCGTTCTTGGTTATCAGGAGGTATTGCCATTACTCTGCTCCTTCTATCTTTTTAATTGCCTCATCTTGGATTTTTGCAGCATCATCGTAATTATCGAATACTGGCAACGTACTTTTATCTATCCCACCAAAATAATTTGGGTCATAAACAAATAAAATTACATCTGGCTCACCGTTGTTGAATACTGCAAATGTTTCTTTATCCCATTCTTTTGCGGCAAATGGTGGTTTTGGTGCATATTCATCATTCCAAGGAACTCTTGCTACTGGTCTGAAGCCAACAGTCTCATATATCTCTGGCAACATAGTGTCAAACGCATCTAGCTTTTTTCCACCAGCTTCTATAGCCGCTTGCATAGTTGCATATATTCCGCCTTTTGGTGACCCCGGTGGAGCAAAAACAGAAACAATGTCACCATCTTCTTTTAAAGCAAAACCACCATCATCACTAGTTCTATACATTGTGAAACTTTGCAAATCATTTACTGATTTGAGTTCAACTTGCGCTCCGTATTTATGTTGAGACATAGCTGATTTCATTGCATCAAAATATTCTGACGCATAATCTGCATTTTTTATTTCAATAGTGGGCATTCGCAAACCAGCTTTTTCATACCTAGCTTGCGTTTCAGCGTTAGGGATTAAGCTCCCAGTTCGTCCAGCATTTCCTGTGCTATCTCTTCCGTAAGGTTTGGATGACGAGCCATCGCGCTCTGGATTATTGAGGCTCTCAAGCTGTTCCCTTCGGTTGGTTCTGACGGTTCGTTTGCCAATTGATTGCTCTCTGTATCCCGGGAGTTCCTCTGTTCCCTGTTCAATCGAAGCTTTAACTTCATCGCCTCCGCGAATTCCAAATCCTTCTTGTCCACTTACTAACTCCGCGCCTTCACTAAATGTTTGAGGATAACTAGGTACACCCAAATCGGTGTAAATGTTTTGCTCTCTGAACCATAATATAGCCTGTGCATCTTGTTCTGACAACTTAAAAGGTGCTAATTCTGGGTCTGTGATTAATTCTGCTACCATTTTGTCCATTACTTGGCGTTCAGAAATATTTCTAGGTGACCCTAACTCAACAACTTTTTCCGTTCCCGTTTTCTTATCTCTTTGTATAGCAGTATATTCACCAAATGTTCCTTCGCCTCTTCTTATGGTTCTAACAAACCATTTGTCTTTAGTAGTAGCCGGATAACCATTTATGTTTAAAACAAACTTACCAGCTTTATCACCAAATATAGTAGAGCCTAAATGCAAACTATCCGCTGTGCCACCCATACCAGCAACCGTGTTTCCTTTAAACCCGGCTGCTTGACGCATCTTAATCAAATCGCCTTTTGTATGTGGACTCAGTAAAAAGTCTGCTGTCCCTTCTTCTCCTAATGTATCAAGCAAATGCTGTAACATTTGCAACCCTCTTGGATATCCATACTGACCAAATCCAGCATTTTGAATTCCGGATATAGCAGTCCCGGGAGGCGGTGCTTCAGTGCTAAATTTTCCGGTTTGTTTATATTTTAGATATTGTGCAGCTCCAGCTTTTGTGTTTTGCGCTACTTTTGGACCGGGGGAGGTGACACCTAAAATTGCAGAAAATATGACACGTTGCGTTTCATTATCTTTTAAATCTGCAAACCCGGGCATATTGGCAAATGTAGAAAACATTTTGAAAACATCTTCATCATACCAACCTTTGCCGGTTACGGTCGCCTTAGATTGTATTTTGATATCTCTTATTAAGTCTTTTTTAACTGTACTATAATCATCCGGATTATCTACAACATTAAGCTTGCGACCATGTCTTTTAAGGGCTTCCTCATCAAAAAAGGTATGCAAATCATCAACTGTGATTTTGCCTTTTTCTGAGGATGTTCTTATGTTTGCTAATTCTTGCACACGTTTTGTAGCATTTTGTTTTTGTACACCAACAATAATATCATCAATCAACGAGGTAGGGTCGACACCAGAGGTAAGGGTAGTGCCGGCAGCTCTCTCAGCAACACGTTCCGGAGCGCCAGCAACATAATTACGTATGCCTCGTCCTACCGCTTTGGCTGCTTGTGGCACAAATGGAAGTCCAGCAACTGTCCCTACATCAAACGCATCGGCTAACATTTGCCTTTGGTCCTCAGACAAATCTGTTTTATTTATTAAATCTGTAGCAAAGTTTATAGCAAACTCAGAACCAAACCTCTCGGATATGCCCGTTACGGTATCAACAAACGCTTCGGCTCTTCCTTTGTCTCCGGGAAACAAAAATCTACCAACACCACCGGCTAACGCTAAAGCATCTGGTATAGCTGTTGCAATACCAGCAGCCCCTCCAGCAGCTAAACTAGTAGCCGTTATGCCAACGTCTGCTAGTGCTTGCCCGGAGCGCTCCATAAGATTCCCTTCATACTCAGGGCGAGGCGCGTCTCCTCCCGGGTAGAACAGCCTACTTTCAACGGGAATATTACCTACAGCCTCGTCAATGGTTTGAGTATCTTCGTTAAAAAATAGATACGAGTTTTCGGATTCTTGAGCCGTTTTTGCGTTCATATATAATTTTTCAAACGTATCCATTAGTTATCAAAGCTCTTTTTTACTCTATTGAAATTTTCGTCAAACCAAACAAGTGCATCAAAATCAGCCCCTCCATCTTTCGCACCGCGTATCGCAGCCATGAGCTGTATTTCAAATGCATTTAATATTTTTAAATTTTGAGTATTAACAGCAGCTCCCATATTCAACCCGAACACATTCGGAGGAGGGATGTCTAAGCTGGCTCTTGCCTGTTTGAGAGCCTCTTTAACTCTTTGGTCTTGCCGTGTAGATACCTTTTCAGAACTTTCTATGAAAAAGTCGTAAGTGATTTTTTGCTCAAATAAAAGTCTGTTAAGCTTGCCCAACGTCAACTCAGTGTCTGGGACTTCTAATTGTTGACGGACCAACAACTCGCTGCCGGGTTCATTTTTAAGGGCAAAGTTAAAACGTTTGCCATCTACTTGCATGGTTGTAAGCATATCTGAGTATTGATTTGCTTTCTCTGCATCATCCGGCAAGAGCAAACCAGTAAGTCTTTCTAGCTCAGAATATTTATAATCTGTAATTGAGTTGAAACCGGATGGAGGCTCATCCCCCGGGCCAAGAGCTAAAATGGTATTTATTTGGTTATCAAGTTTATTAACTCTAGCTACCCTTAATTCCTCTACTTGTTTAGCATTTCCCTCTATCTGATTGTAATAATTGCTCAAAGCAGTTTGGGCCGTTTGCAATACATCAAGCTTTTTTTGGCCTCCCATATATTTAATGGCTTCATTGACTTCAACAGGGAGATTTTGTTGACCGAAGTTTTCACCAGCAAGAGCCGATTTTATATATTCTACTTGCAAATATGGATTTGCATTAGAAATGATATATCCATCAATAATATCTTTAGCGCGATTTTCTACTGTTTCATCAAACCGATTGGCATACCCTTTAAGTTCATCCGCAGTTCTGCCCGGGACAGCTGCCTCTTGTTTTAAAAAAGTTTCTCGTGCATTGGCTATTTTCTCAGTAATTGTAACATTATCGTCAGGATTGCCCCCTTTTGAAGCAACGAAAAACTTTGCATTTTCCAAATACAGCTCGGTAGCTAAAGCACTTTTAACTTTAGCGTCCGATGCTTGCTTGGCAAGATACTTATCTGAATAACTCTCGATTTCAGCATTCCCATAGATGCCTAACGCTGCTCTAAACTTCTTAGCAAAACCCGGCTCTTCTTCTTCTAAGACAGAGGCAAACCCTTCTACCGTTGCTCTAAGCGCACCTTTGAAATTTTCTATTTCGATGATACCGCCTTGTTGTTCTGCATAAACTGGGTCTTCTATTCTTTTCTCGGCATCTAAAACTGTCTCAGCTATCGTTGATTTAGCTAACAATTCCATTTCATCTGAGGCGGCAGATAGTGCAGCTTTTCTTGCGGCTTGCCCAAATACCGAGTAATCATCCCCGACAAGCTCAATATCCTTATCATTTACAGCGGCATCTATGAGCTGTTGCTGGGTAGGTGCATTTAGCTCACCATAGCGCTCACCTTCAACCTCTGCTCTTGCTTGCGACATTTGCAAAAAGAAGGATGACATTTGTTGCAAGTTTTCGCTGAAAGACCTAGCCCGACGTATTGCCGCCTCACTTCCAGCATAGTCAATCTGAGGTATTCTATTAGCTAAACCCTGTTGCTCATATGTTAGATATCTAGGTGCCATTATTTATATGCCCCCAAATGTTCCGTAATTAGAAAGATTTATCGAACTGGTGGGCGCTGATGTTCTAAACAAACTTTGAGCGCCACCAACTTGAGCAGCCCCCATAAATCCACCAGCAACCTGAGTAAACGCAGAAGCTCTAGAAGTTTGTTGTGCTAAACTGCCAGCCATTGAATATTGATTTGCTTGTTGTATTCCAAACTGTGTCGCAAGTGTGGCATTGTCCTGTGTTTGGTAATAATCCGTAACACCTTGTTTGAGAGTATATCGGTTGAGCAAGTCTACTGTCTGACCACCCATAAACGGTTGTATATTTCCGGAGAACGCAACCGCTACATTGCGAGCCATTATCTCATTGGTTTTTTTCATAACCGCAACACCTTCGCGCCTTGCGGCTATATTCTGTTGTTTGCTTTGAAGCTTCGTATCGTAAGCTTTTTGTTCATATAAAGCTTTTTCTGCGTCACCAGCGCTCATAGTTGCACTGGCAGCAACAACAGAAGTTACAATACTTGCAATAGCTAATGCACCACTACTCATCTTCCTATACTCACTTTATAATCTAATGCTAAAACTGTAAAAAATACCGGCTGATTCTGAGAGATGGTTATCTGTGCATCTCGGTCATACCCAAGAAACCCTTGTGTTTTTTTCACACCAGTGAAAGTTGGAACAGCTCCGGAGCCACTTGCTGGTAGTGTCTGTAAGCTGATTTCACGCCCGTTGAGCGTTATATTCTGTGAACGGTATAAAACAGGGCTAACCTCTAGTATGCGCCTTCTATGACTCTGTATCGTCCCGGAAGGCAGTCTTGGCTCAAAAGGCATCGTTTTAACAGTCACGGTATAATTTAAACCGACCTCTGCGTAAGTCGTTGGGTTTGGAAAAGCTACAGATGTAGCTACTTGACCGGAGGATACAGTACTGTCATTGCCCATGATATCATCAATGATAAGCTTAACGGTTTCTCCCTCTAAATGAGTCAGGCCCGTATAGGTTCTATTTGTTGGTCTGGCTTGGTCAGGTGAGGTTGGATTATTAAGGTATTGAATGCTGCTATCAGTTGTTCTGTCCTCATCGAAAGTCTCAAGATAATATTTAGTTGCCCCACCGATTGTTCGTTTCACCACAACATAAATAGTATCTAAATCCACACCTACGTCCACAAACTCCCCGTCTGTCTGCCAAGTAGCCGGAGCGACTATCTGTTGACCACGATTTAACATAAACGCAGATATGGTTCCGGTTTTGCCCGTACTAGCAGCTCTATATCCAGCACTATCACTCCCGTTTAAAATAAGCAGTAAATCGCCTTCAGTCGTGTCGGTAGCTTTTCGTAAGACCATTCTTTCCGGGTCAATAATCATATGAGAGCAAAGCAAACTTACGTTATTGCTCACGTAGCTTAACTCTGCGTCCGTAAATAAAAACTCACGTAATGATTTGCCGCCTCGTTGGATAAATAAAGTGCCACTATCAACACCTATTGGCATGACACCCGGCTCCGCACCTCGCGCAGTGACACCCTTGATAGAAATGTTTTTAGGTGTGATTGGCTGTAATTCACCTTGCGGAATATAAAACTCACCGCCTGTTGTAAATATCTGTAAGTCTCGACCAGAACGTAATCCGGTAATAGCGTTTTGTTGGTCAGTCGATAGTGTGGCTATAATAGCATCATCATCTAACCCTTCAGCTATCGAAAAATCATTTACATTACCTACTTTAGAGCCAAACAAAGTATTTGGTGCTTGAGGAGCGCCACCGTAATACAACCGCCCTTCATGGAAGGTACACGCAGATGGATAGCCTCTAGTGCTAGAAAAAGCTGCCTCATACCCGGTTTCAACCTCCCAATCATTTGCATCAATCGTATCTGTATTGAAAAAAGGTATTTCAACAGTAGCTTTAGCCACTGTAGCTGATACACGTTCAGTGATTCTAGCTCGACCAAATCCATTATTTACAACAACAAATTGGTCAACCATAGACGTTGTCCAGAAAGAACTAGCGCACGTAAGCGTTATATTACCGGATACAGCCGAGGGGGTAACATCAACGCTGCCATTAGTACTAGTGCCAGAGTATCGAAACAAAGGAAAATTGCTGGATGTTTGATAACTTATGCTCCAATTATTATTAGCATCAAGTCTGGCAATTCGTATAGGGCGAATAGATTCATGTGTAAGTATCAAAGTATCTGCATTTTGAGTAAAATAAAACTTGCTGAAGTCAGGATAAAACCCTCCATTAGACCCCGGATTAGCCGGATTGTATAATCCGGAATCATACTCGAAGCTTATATAAGTTGTATCCGTTTGACCGCCCGATGTAACATTTACGCCATTTAGTTGTAAATTTTCAGTTATAACTTGATTATTGAATATGCTTAACCTCAAACGTCTTGGCGTACCGCTATTATTAAACTGGCTTATTAACAGCATGAATCTTTGAGTTGTAGAAAACTGAAACGGTATTAACCGGCTCATGCCATTCGGATTATTAGTAGTACAGTCTTTGACAAAACGTAGACCGGGCCTTCTAGAAAACCCTCCTTGAGGCTCAAACACAACATTGGTAGCAGTATCAACCGAGCCATAATATTGCTGTAAATCTATTCGGCCCCGGAGTAGGGGGTCTAACTCGCCAACAGTAAAATTTGATTGATATTGCTGTACTCTGCTCATCTCACATCCGTCAGTAAGTAATCACCGACTACTGACGGAGTCTGACCGCCAGCGTCAATATTCGCAGCTTGCCGAAAAAACCCACCGCGCAAACCCTCGCCCGGTGTACCAAGAGCAACTGTTCTCCAATACTCAGCTTTGGTTGTTTGGTCAGTAATGACTTCAGCCAAATGCCAAGCCATCTGATAACTTAAAAGTGTAACGAAATAGGTAGGCATTGAGCCTTCGGCTACTGATTTCTGATAATCAATATGTATCTCAGTAGCATCCGTCATAAGAACAACACCACCGCCAGTAGATTGCGCTATCTCCCATTGTTTGAATAACCCGGCACCGGGACTAGAGCTTGTCCTTACCGCTCTTGGAACTCCAAGCAACATATCATTGGGAAGTGTAAATTGGTTTGTCCATTCATTTGCTGGGTCATTGCTGCTATCTTTTGATAGTTGCGTTTTAGCAATCGTAAACGACCACGGATACATCCCAAGCGTAGATAGTTTAACCTCGTCGTAAATTACTTCACAGGCAGCGCCAGCCGGTGTTCCATCAGTAAAACTCGTAATAGAGTCTGCACCAAGTAACAACAGAGCTTTATTACATATTCCTACATTTGTATCACCAGATGCCATAATAAATCACTCCGTTGGTAAGAAGGGGCGATTTCTCGCCCCGTCTAATATTAGTCACCATCAGTCTGAGAAATTGAAGTTCCGTTGGTAACGTCAACCACACCGCCAGAGTTACTAGCGACTGTGTGAATTGATGAAGCTAACGTACCTCCAGTAGATGTAACCGATATAATTACATCCCCGACTGCAACATCTTGCGACACACTATTGAAGTAACCAGCTCCATCAACGACTGTGACTGCATCTGTTGTTGTGTAGGTGAACAGTTGAGGAGCTGTGCCTTTTTTAGACTGACCCCCTATTGGATTCCATCCATCTCTTGCAAAAGCCATGTTATAATCTCCTCTTAGCTCTCGTCCATAACCACATCCACGATACCATCGACATCGATGGCAACCGCGCCCATTGAAAGCATCGAGGTTACTAAGAACGATGTTTTTTCTGGGATGTAGTTGATTTCTGTTTTTGGAGCGATACCAACCGCTACACCAATGGCTGACCGGTGAAAAGCAAATCCGGTACGGTCATTAGTCGATAAAGGCAGACCACCCTCATCTCTATCTCCAACCATATGGAATTGAAAGCCCATCATGGTGGAAACTTGGCCTTGAACTAGCGCTTGTATCTGTTGGAAATCAGCACTAATCGCTCTTTCATCGCCCAGCAAGCCAGCCAAGTTATTGGCGTGAATTACAAAGTGACGGTCCGTTGGTGGTACGTTTTTCGCATCCAAGGCTTTTTTGGCTGCTATGATTTTACCAACATTCAAATTAGATGCTGAAGCAGACCCGGATGTCACTACGGTTTTTGCTACCGATGAACCAGCCGATGCAGCATTAAGTGCGTCAATAATGATTTGGTCCTCACGACGGCCTATAGCGTTTCCAAGTAGACTTGCCAATTCTGACCTTTCGTCAAAATTAACTTTTGCCTGATTGAATACATCTGAATACTCCGCTGCAACAAAGTCGGTTAGACTACAAGCAACTGTGTTGAAATCAGCATTGATTGGAACAACGTCGGTTTGCGGTGTTCTTACACTTGCCTGACCTTTACCGACCTTGGGGAAGTTTACCTGACTTCCTACAACACCGGTTCTAGTACGACACGCACCAGACAGAACCGCACCGCTTTGATACGCTTGATGCACCTCTGCCTCAAATAGTTGGACGAAAGCGTCCGATAATTGTGTTGACATGATTTTACTCCTAATTAAACACACAAAAACTTTAATGCGCCTATGGGGTTGTCGGAGTAACTCCGGCCTCTGGCTTCGCGATACGTCGCGCAACGGTGTATTTCTACACGCCAGACCGGCCCTTATGGGTTATCAGTCTCTTTCTGAATAAACGATATTCACACGTTTGTAAATATACTAGTACTACCTTTTTGTAATTGTACTATCCGTATCGTTTCTCAAACCTTTTTTCAACAGTCTGAGTAAAGGCCGGGTCTTTTCCATATTTGGGGTCTTGCATGAGAGAACGAGTTTCTGCTTTGAACTCCTCTTCAGACTGTTTTCCCTCTTCGATAGAGGCTACGGGCATTTTCGTAAGGTCACCTGTCATACCTCGCACCTTTTGCATAAGACGCTGCCCGACGGCAGTGCCACCCCAAAAAGCAAGCTCCGTTCGCTCATCTGGAGAGATAATACCTTTATTTACCAGACTATCAGCCCATTTAACATTGGACTCAATGATAGCATCGGCATTCACCCCCAATGCTTTTTTCTCAGCTTCCATTGACACTTGCGTATCTTGTGCGCTTGAAGCGGTTAGTTCAGCAACACTTCCAGCTAATTCATCGAAAGCAATCTGTGACACCCCGTGCTTCTTCGACCAATTTAAAAAAGTATCAACTACCGGGTCTTCGGTGTTTAAATTATTATCTTCAAAAACTTTAGTATCATACTGCTCTGGCGCTTTGTGCTTACCCTCGCTTAATTTCTTTTCAAGCTCGGTATAAGACTTAGTCATATTCTCTAAGTCCGGGCCTTCCTTTTCATCCCAGAATTTCTCCGGGAACCAATCCGGGCGCTCATAGGTTTCATCCTCTTCAATACCCGGCTCAGTTTCAGATTCTTGTAAATGCGATATTGGCTCTTCTGTTGTAGATTCTTCTGCTTGAGCTTGTGCTGGCATTAAGCCTTCTGCTCGTTGGTTTTCATCCTCTGACACGTTTTATCCTCTGTTCAATTTCTCTAACAAGTGAGTTTTGACCTTCCCTTGCATATCCGAATGAAGGGTCAGCCCCCGGTATCCAAGCTGGTTGCTCGATTGTTACTTTGCGTAAATATTCTAACGCTTTGACACCAGCGTCGGTTTGAAATGTCTGAGCAAAGATAACGTCTGTTTCTTTCTCAACATCCTCTGAAATCGTCATTTCTGGGACTGCATCTAAACCATCCCAACCCGGCTGATTGATGCCTCGTATTTGATTTGCTTGATTGTTCATTGTATTCCTTGCTGTTGGGCAGCGGCTTGAGCAGCTTGAACAAGTTGTGCTTGTATCTGTTCACGTTCTTCCGGTGTTGTTCTGACACTAGCCGGAACACCCATCTGGTCTGCTATATAATCGCCAACTGCTTCTGTTTTAAGTAAGGTTTGTCCAACTGGGCCAAGGCTTTGCGCTATCTGAAGGAATTGCAAAACCTCGCTCAGTTTGTCCATGTTTGATGCCATTGCTAACGGAGACAACGGAACAACACCAGCTTCTACCCCGTTGACTTTCAACGGTAAACGAATATCGCCTTTCTCATCCATCAGCTCTAGCGTTCTTCGCACAATCGGAAACATTGTTTCAGATATGAGTCTGCCAAACGCTGAACCAAGATTTGCAGCAAGCTGAGATAGCCGAGCATTTATTTCTGTAGCCGAGCGAGCGCTCATATTATCCGGGGGTAAATCATCATCGAGCAATGTTTTTTTGATATTCATGCGTAAATCATTCGATATGATTTGTGATAAAGATGTATCCCCAGACCGAGGCAATGGGGCTAGGGAGGGTCCCCTTGGTCCACCATTGCTAGAAACGCCAATAACTGCTCCGGGGACTATGCTTATGGTCTGGGGGTTTAGTACTCCATCATCGACGGCAGTAAACACGCCTCCGATTGATAGAGAAGCATTTTTGAGCGTGAGTTCGACCACCCGATTTAATGTCTTTATGTCAGGTAATGCATAGAGTAGGGGACCTCGCCCATATCGCTCATTTGATGCTTTCATGTATCGAGCAATCACAAACGGAAAACTTTTAAGGTCGCGGTGTAACAGTTTATAATCGCCCTTCATTGTCACGAGACAATAATGAATCTCACCATGCTCGGTGTAAGTTGCTTCAAGCAATTCGATTTGTTTATGTGGGTCATCTTGATAGTCTTGGGCTATCTCTGGCGGTATTTCAATACCGGGAAACTCTTGCTCTAGGACTCTAAAAGGACGCTTGAGTTTTCTGTACACCGTATCAACAGTGCCATTTGGACCCTCATCAAATGTTATTTGATAGCTGGGTATAGTGGTATATCGGATAGGGCTGATATCATCCCCATCTTGAATCAGCATACACGCAGTACCAACACATAAATCTAGCAGAAACTCACCCATTGCCAAATCAAACTTGGACTGTTTCATTATGCTAAACATCAAATCGGTATAGCTGTCTAGGATTCGTTGTAGCTGGGTTTTATCTGCCTCCGGAAACTGGTCACCGGGTGTTAGTCGGCACCAGTTTCTCTGGGGAGGAAACAGGCTTGATTGAATACGATTGGCAAATCGAGCGGTTGAATGTATGGCAGTAGAATCAAACACACGTTTCATTTTATTCTGACCGGGTACATCTCCCTCATAGTACCCATCATAAAGATTTCGCATGGGTAGCGCATACTCATAGGCTTCCTCATAAATTGAGCGCCAATGCTCCTTGTGCGTCTGAGATATCTTGTATCGTTTTTTTATTTCAGTTGTTTCTAACGCTGCCATTATGCTTGCCTATGTCGTTTTGCAAAATTCCTAGCCGCCTCTACGGACCCAAACCCCCATGCTTTTAAGGCTAACGCTTTTCGGGTAGGTCGGCCCTTTTCATCTTTCATGGGGCCTTTCATCCCGGCAAAACGTGCCGCAAACGAAACTCTGCGAGGAGAGGTCCCAGAAGATAACGGGCGTTTAAGGTTCGAGCCTTCGGTTTTTTTAAAATGCTTACGTCCGGCTTCATTTAAACCGCCCTTTGGATTCTGAAATCGTTTAGCTACCATTAGCCTTCTTGGCGTACTTCTTCGCTGTTTTCTTTCGCATTGCTGTCATTTTGCTGTTGGCCTTCTTTGCTGTTGGCCTTTTCTTCATCCCGTACATTTGATTCCTCTCTATGCTTTGGGTTTCTTACAAATCTACGCATTAGCTCTTGGGTTTCTTCCATACCCCAAATTTCGTTGAGTGTTGGTTTGTCTTTGAGAGCTGTAAAGTTGAGCCATATCATCAATGCCCGGTTGCATGAGCAAACTCAAACCACCACGTCGCGCATTCTGACTTGCAGCGGTAGCAGCTTTTGCCTCGCGCTCTTCAGCTTCAACTCTGGCTTCATCTCTCTTCAACGCTTGTTCAGCGGCTACATTTCTTTGCGGTGGCCTCGGCCTAGAACCAAATAAACTACCCATCGTATAACCTCGCATACATCCAATAGTCCGAGCCTTCCGGTCCGTATCGCTCAAGAAGGCCCTCACGATTAAAATAACAACGATTTGCCCATCTGTCAGCCAGACCATTCGACGAACAAACCGTGATTTGTAGTCTTTTTAGCTTCATTTTCTTAGGAACGTAGTCAAAAAATCGCAATGCAGCACGATGAAAGGAGAAGGTTTTTTGTTGAATATGCCTTGATGGAATGAGCCAAGCCTCACCGACACCACTCCAAAGCTGATAAATGCCAAACATACCCATCACACGACCATCAACAATCGCAGTATAAGCAATGCCATGCGTCGCATACGCACTCAAATAATCTTGAAACCCATCAAATACATGAACAGTTCGAGCATCAAACTCGTTGAGTTCAATCATTTGCAGATGGATTGGCCTCCAATCAATGAGTTTCTGCCGGGGATAATTAAGCTTCAACACGCGGTGAAGCTCATCAACCGAAAACATCAAACTCCAGTACCTTTGCTTTTGTTGGTTTGCTCATAAACGATGTAGCTGACTTGGTCATAATCTTATGCTCCGAGCCAAGCAGACAATACCCGGCAGCATCACCAACGTGGGAATGTTCATTTTTATTCGGGCTATCTTTGAAGCGCTCATGTCCGGCACCTATCGCAACCCTCTTGTAATGATAGCCACCGCCCAAAGACTTGCGAAGCTTGTAGCAATTCCGATTGATAATAAACCCCGGCTTACCATCTATCAGCCGTCCCATCGGGATTGCGAGCGCCTCTCGTCTCGTTCTAAACGCATTGGTTGCCGTAGGCCGGGC